GGTGTTAACTCAATTTTTACTCCGTCAACCTCGATATGAGTATTGTCGATTACATTGAACTCAGATAAACTGATTTCTTTTCTCATTACTTCGTTCCTAACAGCTTCGGCTTTTCTAGCGGCGAATGCAGTTGGCGATAATGTAGTTAATTCTTTCATAATTTGTACTTTTTTGTTTTTGTTATTTGTTTAATTAATATAGTATAAATATAATCAATTTTTACTGTTTCTGAACTATAATTATAAGTTATTTTTCTAAAGTTATTAACAATTTATTTATCTGTTGTTTCACTTTCTTCTTTGTCTTTATCTAATCCGAATAGTGCATCGAATTGTAAACCTGATTTTTTAATCTTTTCCTTTTCAGCTTTCTTTAATTGCTTTAGACCTTCAGCTTTTTTGAACCTTTCAGTATCATAAGTTACATTACCACTAGCAGAGAGATCGAAGTACATTTGCTTCCCGACATGACCACGTCGGTTTTTACTAAAGGTAACATACCTTTCTTCCTGATCTCTTTCATCTACGAACCTTATCTCCATCATACCAGTTGTCATATGTTTCAGTTTATTAGATCCTACAAATGTACCACCTTTGTTTACTTGTTGTATATTAAGGAAAGATGTAAACTTCTTAGCTTTGTTATCGCCTAGATTATGTTTGTACATTAGATCCAATAAGTATTTCTCAGAACTGTTTCTGGTCATTTTACCTGATTCTCTAATTGTTTCTTGTAATTCAATAAAAGAATCGGTTAGAACAATATCATACCCTTCTGATAGGATTTCTTCTAAAACTTGTTTAGGACATTCATGATCTTCTATTTCTTGTGGAAAGAATATATCTAATTCTCCGAACTTAGGATACCTTTTAACATAAAGGTAAAGATCCACCTGGTTCATCTCAGCTGAAATGAATAATACCTTAGATCCAGTCTTTTTTGCATTTGCAATAATATCTAGTGTTACTGTAGATTTACCAACACCAGGATCTCCAACTACCATCCAGTTAGTTGCTTTTGGAACTCCACCATCAATTGAGAATAACCCATCTAATGGAGTGTTTGTTTTATGAGCCTCGAATAAACCTTTCTCATATTTGACATTGCTAATCTGAGTTAGCCTTGATTTGATTTTTTGTACTTTTGCCATAATTTCCGTTTTTATGTTTGTTATTAATTAATTATAGTATAAATATAATACTTTTTTTGTGATTCTGAACTATCAATTCTTGTTATTTTCAAAAAGTTATTAACAATTTTGAAACTCTACAGTTGAGTTAACTAACATTCCGTATGCTGGATCTGCCCATGTTTTTGAACTGATGTTTTTCCAGTGGTTGTAGTCAGCCATTGCAGGAAAGTTAGAATGAATATCTCCTACTGTTAAACATTCTAGGATTTCTTTATCTATTAGGTAGAACTTACCACCTTTCATTGCAAGAGCAGTTAGATAAAAACCGCTTTCAGATTTAAGTTGTACAGTATGCAATTTGTTTGTCTTATAACCTGTAACAATATTGCATAACTTAGATTTTCCTGTTGATACAGTAAAAAACCCAGCTTGGCATTTTGTAATAACCTGATAGTCATATTCTTTGTCCCAGCATAATCCGTGGTTATGAGCATGGAATTTGTATTGCTTACCTTTTACTTGTTGAGTAATTGAAAACCCGTTTCCTAATTCTGATCTGTGTTCTGTAATTTGCATGTTTTTCCGTTTTTTAATTATAATATAAATATAATCAATTCTAAACGATTCCGGCCATACTTTCGTAGTTATTTTAGAAAGTTATTAACAATTTAACAGTTTTTAACAGTTCTCTCTAATATATTGTGCTGCTTTATGCAATTCATCAACGGCTGCTGATATATGATCTTTAATTTGTGGGTTGATTTTAGCAATGGGGTGTTGCTGAAGATTATTGTCTATTACATTACTTATTACCTTAATCCTATCTAACAGTTGTAGATATTCTTCTTTAGATAATTTTAATTTTTCTTTTCCCATTTCCCATTTGTAAGTAATTTACAGTTTTTCCCATGATCGGGAATTAATTTTAGTTGTTGGATCATTAATCTGCTCTTTTAATCTTTCTTGATACCAACTAGTACCTGTTGTATTATTCAAATATTCAATAGGTACTCTATGTCCCCATGTCCATTCACCAACATGCTCGGTTATTTGATTTTTATTCTCATCATAAAATGTAATACCCCAAGGTTTGTTATTTTTATTTAATTTACTATAATGATTAAAAACTTTACAAATAAAACCTTCTGCAAAAATATAAGAATCATTACATATTTCTTTAGGCATTTTTTTATCTTGCCACATGTTAATTGCTTTAGTATGATGACTGCCTTTTGTTAATGAAAAAGATCCAGAGAATGTAGAGGATAAATGAGGTACTGTATAAAAGTTTTTCCACTTTGTTAATTCAACACCTTCTCTTTTATGTAAATCCTTTTGGTCTTCGTAATACCAATCAGTTTGTCGGGATAAATGAACTTGATAACATGATTCATTTTCATTTAAGTATTTAATCATATCATCAATCTTAATAGGTTGATTTATTATTATATCATCTTCTTGCATAAAAACAAAGTCATAACCCTTATCTTTAAGTAATTTATAAGATGCCCTCCAAGTACCTGCTGCACCTTGGTTTTCTTCATGTAAAACAATATTATTATACCCATACTTATAGGCTAAGTTAAATACTTTTTTATCATCTCTATCAGTAGGCATATCATCTATAAATATTCCATCAACTTCATGATCTCCCCAATCAATATACTTATCAGTACTCTCTAAAGTTGGAATTAAATATTCTAACCTATTTACTGAAAAAATTACTTTACAAATTTTCATATCTTATTACATATACCATAATGATCCATCTGTTCCAGTATAAGCCAAAGCTTTCCAGTCTAAATGTTTTACATTATGTTTTTCTTTAGGAGATTTCATCCAATAATATATTAAATCTTCAGTGCTAATATTAGTTGTATCCGTTACTTGCAAAATAAATTTAAAAAATTCTTTTAGTTCACTTAACCTTTCATTCCCAAATATGAATAAAAAGCACGGAGTCCAATACATTTCCCATGAGGATTGACCATCTAATAATATTTCGTCTGGTGTCCAGACTTTAGTTTTATCTAAATGATCCCAAAATCGTTCTTCCTTAAAATAAATTTTATCTGTACCTAATAAAGAATCTATGTTACAATTACTAGTTAAAGAATATCTTCCTGATAACTTTACTATATAATTATAATCTTTTATTTTATCCTCACAGTTATCTAAGAATGTATTAAAAAGTAATGCTTCACAATAAGATTTATTTTCATGAGTGTTTATCTTTACACAGATATCTCTGTTAATATCTGTCATCTTAACTACCTCAACATTATTTTCTTTTAAATAATTATATGCTCCTCCTTTATGGCATGCTTCATCTATATCTTTATCTGTTATATCTAAAGAAGCTTCTAATAATATTATCTTAGCATTAGGATATTTACAAAAAATAGAGTTTAAGCCAAAAATAGTTTGCTCGGCTCTTTCTCGTGGTGTTTGATGACTGCGATGCTGTGTCTTAACATTATAAATAGATCTAAACTTACCATCCATTGGCCTAATTATAGATCCTACTAAAAATACTATTTCTTTATTTTTCATTATAGGTTATTTATTTTAGTTAGTTTTTGTGCTGCTTTATATCCATTCTGTATCCAATTGTATCCAATTAGAAATATGGTCACCGATATCTTATTGCATTTGTTGGTTCATACCATTCTTTTATTGAAGATGCTGGTATTGAATGATAACCTAATAATCTTTGAATATCATTATTAAATTCTGATTGTCTTTCCATACCTATAGCTCTTGGATAATCTAAAAGTTGTTTATAATACGGTAGTGATAAAGTTATCGGTATTGCTATTCTGTCATTTTGAGTTTTATTAATACCTGATGCATGATAAACGTTTGAATTCCATATAATAAGATCACCGGCTTTACCAATCATATTAATACTATTTTCTTTCCAATATTCTTCAGTAGGCTCTTCTTCTTTTAAATGAGATTTTGGTAATATTAAAGTTCCACCATTCTCAATAGTAAAATCATGTACCATTATTAACATATTTAAAAGTATAGGAGTTTCTCCTGAATAACCACTAATATCACGATGTACCTTTTTATGGAACATCTTAGATTCAGAAGGTACATTATTTAAAGCAGTAAAAGAATTTAATATACAATCTCTTTTAAAGTAGTTATCCTCTAGATCCTTTATCAAGCCTTTATCTAACATTACTTGTAAAAACTCAATAAACAAATCATCACTAGCCAAAACATTCATTGCAACACCATCTGATACAATACCATTATTATTTTCTTTTCTAATTTCAGAATGTTCTTTAAATAGTTTTGGGAGTCTTTCTTTAAATTTATTAAGCCATTCATCACTAACCCAATTCCTAAGTATAGTATAACCTTCAGTTTCTAATGCAGTATGTTGAAATTTAAATTTATTCATTTTATAAAAATCTTTCTCCGTCTTTCCTTTGTCGAATTATTTTAGCAGGATTCCCATAAGCTAAAACATTATCAGGTAAATCCTTTACGACTAAACTACCTGCACCTACAACAGAATTTTCACCGATCTTAGTTCTATCAAAAACAGTTACACCTAATGTAATTGCAGCAAAGGCTCCTAGCTCTACATAGCCACCTGTAATTGAACCTGCAGATATGCTAGCATAATTTCCAATAATACAATTATGCTCTACTTGGGCACCCGTAGCAAAGAATGTATGATCTCCTATTGTTGACCTAGGATTAAATATAACTCCTGCCATTGCTACGACACCTTCTCCAAATTTTACATGTTCACCTATTATACAAGATGGGTGAATTGCATTAAAAAATTTAAATTTAGGAATTAATTTTTTAACTTGTGATGCTACATAGTACCTTGTCCAATTATCACCTATAGAAATTACAGCACCATGAATATCAAAGATAGACATAAGATGCTTAATGTTTTCCTGTCGACCTATAATCTTATATCCAAACTTTTCAGTATTAAGTTTTTCTTGGGCATCAATTATACCAACGATATTATACTTACCTTGTTTGTGTATAATATCAATAGTGTAGTGTGCTTGATCGCCTCCGCCAATTAAAACTATATTTTTCAAAATCTGTATGTTAAACCTAATGCTACAAAAAACCCACCACTTGCAATTGCTAATGTATTTGGATTCAAATTAAATTTTGGTGTTATTGATTGCTTGTGATGGATCATATAACCCCCACCCAGTGTCATCATACTTAAACCTCCTATTATTGCTATCTTTTTCATTTTAATTACTTAATTGTGCTTTAATACTTGGATGACTTTCATAACCGTGTAATTCATAATTAAAGTCTCCATTCAATATATCTACTTTACTTACTTCTAATTCAGATAAGCAATAAGGTTCTCTTGTTAGTTGTTCTTTTGCTTGGTCTAAATGATTAAGGTATAAGTGTGTATCTCCCAAATTACCAATAAGTTGATCTGGTACCATATTTACTTCCTTCCCTATTAACTTAAGGAGTAATGCATAGCTTGCAATATTGAAAGGTAATCCTAAAAATACATCAACGGATCTTTGATTCCACATTAAACTAATTTTTCTTTTAGGTACATCATCTTTATCTAAAAAGTCATGATCTAAGTTTTTTGCAAAATGTATACTTTTACCTAACCTATGACAAAATTCTTCTCTTCTTTCTTCTAGAGTTAATTCTGTTGTATAAATTTGAAAACCATAATGGCAAGGTGGAAGTGTCATCTCTGAAAGTTCTCCAACATTCCATGCTGAAACCATAAGTCTACGAGAATCTGGATTTGTTTTTAGTCCTTCAATTAGATTTGCAATTTGGTCTTTAGTTCTCTCTACTATAATAGGATTACCGCCATTCAATTTCTCAACATAATATTCAGTCCAATTTCTCCACTGCTTTCCATAGATAGGACCTAATTCACCCCACTCTCTAGCAAACTCATCATCTTCCATCATGGCTTCAAATGCTGCTTGCTTTGATGTAAAAGGTCCAGGATCAAGCTCACCATTATGTTTTTCAAAGTTCTTTAAAGCATCTCCAGTCCAAATATGACAATCATTATCAACTAAGTACTTAATGTTTGTATCTCCTTTAAGAAACCATTTTAATTCAGTGATCATTGACTTATAAGCAACCTTCTTTGTAGTTAACAAAGGAAAGCCTTGAGTCATGTCATGCCTTAAGGTATATCCAAATATTGATTTTGTACCTGTACCAGTTCTATCTTTCTTTTCTTTTCCATAACTTAAGATCGTTTGTAAGAGATCTTTATACTGCTCGTCTATCGTGTAATCTTCTTCTATCATTGTATGTATTGTGTTAGGTATTGTGAAACAAAGTAAGCTATTTTATATCCTACAAATCCACCAAATGCAGTAGGGATAGGAAATAGAATAAACTTAGCAAGACTAGTCGTATACTTAGGCCTATTTATTACTTTACTAATGTAAAAGTAATGTAACATATAACCTGTAAGTACTGCTATGTCAATTCTTAAGGCGATAAATGGAACGATAATAGCTCCACTAAAACCAAAAAAGAAATTCTCTATAATTGCATATCTTACTTCCTTCGGATTTGCTTCTTTAAACTCTTTTCTAATTTTCTTTGTTGGCATCTTCTTCTGTATCAGGTCTTTGATCTAATGGCCAAATGTCTTCTTCTTTCAATTCAAAATCATCAGGCATTAAAGGTGCTGTCCATATTTCATATGCTATCCAACACCAACTTAGTATAAAAAATGCACCTAGTATAATAAGTCCTTTAGTCATTTACTTGCTTATTTTTCCTGTTGCAAAGTTCCATAATAAACTTAGTATGTTGTTTGCTTTATATTTATTTCCTTTATGATTTAATAGGAAATTTTTCATTTCTGTTTTTCTTTTCATTTTTGTTTATTTTTTAATTTTAATAGTTCTGCACATTCTTCATAACATTCTATATCCTCAAAGTGCTCTATCATTGTGTCTATTTGTTCACCGTCAGGTTCTTCACCCGGTGGTATAAAGAAAACTGGTATTACAGATACATCATTAGGATCTTTAATGTCCTTCCCTCTTATTTCTAAATGCTCTATGATCTGATCCATTGTCATCCATCCAGTTAATATTTGATAAGAGTTATAAATTGCTTGATCTAAATATTCATCCATTAGTTTAATTTTTATTTTTTTCTTTTAATATATCAGGATTTTGTTTCATAGTCATCCTAGTAATTAAATTCTTTAATTTGGTTGTTGACCAACCGTGACTTCTTGTTGTATAAACTATTTCAATAGGTAAATGATCTCCTGTAAATCTTTTTCCAATATAATCATCGCCTAAGATTCTAACATCAGGTTTAAAAAATTCAATTAACTTTAAAAGATCTTCTTCTGATTCATAAGTGACAACTTCATCAACATTTTCTAATGCCATTAAAGTTTTATATCTTTCATGCAAAGGTATAACAGGTTTATATTTAGTATATCTAGTTGCAGAAGGATCTGCATGTAAAAATACCATAAAATAATCACATTCTTTTTTAGCAGCTTCAAATGTATAAATGTAACCAGGATGAATTAAATCAAAATTGCCTGCGGTAAATCCTATTTTTCCTTTATCATTAGTCATAATAAAAATCTAATTTATTATTATATGTAATAAAATGATTTTGTTTTACTTAAATAAAACTATATTATACAGTCAGCATGGTTCTTTTTACAATGTATAAAGAGGATAGAGAGGGGCTAGCATCATTAGTTCTATACTATGTATGTATATATGTAATCAATTATCTCCTCTCTAGATGAGAGTTTATCTTAAAAATATCTTCTGTGTACTTCCATCATTATATTCAATAAGATATAGTTTATTTGTTTCTAATCCACTTATATCTTTTTGAATATAACGACCAAGAAAATCCCATACACCTATTACTTCTTTATCATTTTTAGAAAATTCTATAACATTAACTATATCATAACAGTTATCCCACACAGGATTAAAGCCTATATAATTATTTCCATTATTCATATCCAAGTTAATAGAATTATTAGGTCCTACTACTGAAACTGTAACTATACAAGTTTCTTGGTAATAAGTAAAGGCATTTGCAAAACAATCAAAAGGATCTGACCAATTACTAAAAGTATAAGTAAGAGTATCATTTAACCCAAGAGGTGGATAAAAGTTAGTAGAATTGGCAGCTATCGTACAAGTTGTACCGCCGTAACTTAATCCTAATTGTACTACATATACCGAATCAGGATAAGGTACCCAATTGGGAGTAGATGAGTTAGAACAAATATTATCATTTAAAGTTAATGTTATAGTTTGGTCATCCCAATCCATATCTAATAATTCAACATCGCATAATTGAGAAGAAACAACAAAAGGCAAAAACAAAGACACTAACAACCAGGTGAGCTTTTTCATTTTAATAAATTTTTTTGAAAGGCTGGCCTTGCGTTCAAGGCTGTTGAATTTATATATTAAAGTGCAAGTGTAAATACAATAATCATAATTACTATATACAATGCCGAGGAGATATCATGTTTAGTTTTTGTTTCCATATAATATTTATGGTAAAAACTA